GACGATACCGAGGCGTTCGCGGTGACGATTCGCGGCGGAGCGGGCGACCGATTCACCGCTGAGGTTGAGTTGCTGGGCGATGTGCGCCCACGACTGGTTCAACTGTCGCATCTCGTATGCTTGGCGGTCAACCCATTCGGTGTGAAGTGTTCGGCGTGGCATCTAGTTGGTGCTCCCTTCCACGACTACATCGTACCCCATTCGTGCCCCGTTCGTCAACCGCTCGGCTTTACTTTTTGTCAAGCGGTCAACCAATCTGCTCGCCGTGCCCCGTTCGCACCAGCGGCATCGCATCCCCCATGTAGAGCACCCTGCCCTCACTGGCGAGCCTGCGGAGCGTCCTCGGGGCGACCCGATAGTAGAGGCTCAGCGACCATGCCCGAGCATCGTCCTCTTTGTCCGCGACCATCCTGCTCGGGTGACTGTGTTGGTAGGCGTGACGGAACTCGTGGAGCAAGGTCACGATTGACGGGTACGGCATGTGGATGCTGTTGGTGGCGTGACGGTAGTAGCCCGCGCCCGCCCCCCGAGGCTGATGGTGCAGTGTCGGCGTTGACACACCGTAGACGGCGGACACCTCAGCCAACCAAAGACGCGACTTCTCCCACTGTGATTCAGGCGGTACTGCTGTCCACCCCTTGATGAGTCGGCGTGTCGCGTCAAGCGTTTTGCGGTGCTGGTTGCGGAATCGGCGATGGTACCTCATGTCAATCCATCCTTGAGTAGGCGCCCGCGTTGATTCCGTGCCTCTTGAGCACTTGGACGAACCCCGCGGCGTAAGCGTGTTTGCGTTCCATGCTCTGCCCGTAGTCGCCAACCCAAATCGTCCAGCCGCCTTGGTACGAATCCAAGCGACCGATGCCTTGAGCCTTGAGGTACTTGACGAATCCGCCCCGCGCAGGTTTGATGTTGACCCACGCGAACCCGCAGACGCCCCCCTCCACGACCCATTGCTTACCGCCTTTGAGCGGCGTGTCGGTCAGCCCGACGCTTTCGTAGACGAGCATCGGTGTCGGTGTCGTCGCCGTTGCGGCGGCTACGCCGTGTCGGTGAGCCTCCTCATAAATGAGGCGGAAATCTTGCTTGGTTTTGGTGGTGCTAATGGTGGTCTCCTTTCCCACACTTGAATCATACCCCATCGGTGCCCCAAGGTCAAGTGTTTCGGTTGATTTTTTGTAAAGATTTTGGGTCGCACGAGGCTTGACAATGGGGCAGGTGTGGGGTAGTATTGAATCGTGATGAGGAACCGCTACAAGGGCGTCTGCAAAAACTGCGGCAAAACCGTTCCCGCCGAGGAGGGCTTCTACGAGGGCGGTTGGGTGACCTGCTCGGAAATCGTGTGGCGAAATCACGCGCCAGAATCGTTGCATCAGCACATCACGAATCCTCTCAACTTCTCTTGCTTGGATGATTTCAACGCCAAGGCTGGCACCACCTTTGAGGACGCTCAGGCGGTGTGGCGTGTGATGGAAGCGGAGCGTATTGCAAGTTTGCCTACCGCGGAGGAGATTGCGGCGAACAAGGCGAAGAGTGACGCCCTGAACAAAGAGTTCCGCAAACAGCGTCGTGAGGAACTCAAGCGGTTGAAAGAAGAGAACATTTGCCCGCGATGCGACGGCAAGGGTGGAGGCGCTCAATGGTTCGCGACTGGTTGGACTTGCCACCGATGCTTCGGTTCTGGCAAGTACTTCAACTAATCGTTCGTCTGATACCTGACATTGGCGTTCAGCGACCGTAGGGCGTCAATGGATGTGCGGAGGAACAGCAACGATTCCCTGCACGATTTGACGAGCGCTTCGGCGACCTTGTGGTCGGCGAACAAGTGTTTGCAAGCGTTGTCCGCTTGAGCCTCCCTGTCCCTGATTGTTCCAGCCGTGGTCAGATACATTTTCGCCCACTCGGCTTTCAACGCCGATTCTTTTTGCGCTGAGTCAACCGCCAGTTTCTCAAACTCCTCGGTCTTGGATTCCAACTCCCAAACGAGTCGCATCATCTCTTTCTCAACATCTACCTGCGCGATTGGTTGGGTTCTCACGCCTCTTCCTCGGGGTGTTTGCGGAGGTCGGCGAACAGGGCTTGGTCGGTTACGCCGCACCATTCAGCAATCTGACGGTAGGGGATGCGCCTCTCTCGTAACCGCCTGACGATGCTTCTGCGTTGCTGTCCGAGACGAATCACCGAGTTTTGGTGCTCTCGCATCATCTGGGTCAGCAACTTCACTTTCTTGAGGTCGTCGTCTACCCCCACGGTGTCCAGATTCTCAATGAGTACTTCACCCATGTCTTGCACGGTCGCCTCCTAAGTGTGGTCAATCTACCATTCGTCTATTGGGTCGTTGACTGGATACCCGACGACGAGAATGGTGATGAAATCAAACTTCGCCCGTTGCGGTGCGTGGAACTCAATCGCCTCCAAGTGTTCACCAGTGTCATCTTGAAAAAGTCCGCCGTCCACCATGCCGTCAATCGCCGCTTTCACGGCGGGCATACAGGCGCCAGTGTCTTGCAACCTGCCTTTCATCTCCAGAAACACCGAGACCCGTGCCTGCGTCAACTCAACACAGCCGTATTCTTTGGTCGCATCAGCGAAGATGGTGCGCCACTCTTTCGTGTTCTTTGCCCTCGTCCAACGGTTCCCCGCACGCTCAGAGTTCACCGTCCACGGTCTCGCCCGATAATGAAACGAGTACATCAACTCGCCCTCATCGTTGATGTCGGTGACGATGTTGATGAGCGGGGCAGGCATTGCCATCCCGCGACTTTACTCGGTCTTACGAAGGCGTAGAAGCCCTCTACGAGCCGCTTCCTTGGGGTTGGCGTGAATCCACTCGTGGCACCAGAAACACACGCCTAGGAGGTTCTCAGGCTGGTTTCCGCCCCCTTGCGACCTGCGGAGGACATGATGCACATGGTCAACCTGACCCGAGCATCCCCTCACTCGGGCTTCGCATCGCGACCCACAGCGTTTGATGACCACACCGCGAGCCTTACGCCACTCAGCGGTCGGTCGCGACTTCCTCTTGAACGCCGTCCGTCTCAAAGGTTTGCCCCGAGCCAACGGCTTTCGGCGTCGCATGGCTCAACTCCCCGACTGCCGATAACAGTGCCGACCTGTCATGCTCTTCAGCCAGTTTGTCATACAACTTGAAGAAGTGCGCCCTCAACACCCCTTGGTTCTCGCTGTCACAGATTTCCCGCCAACCGATTGCGTCAACCGTTTTCTGGACTGCTGGGTCGGCGAACTGCGGGCGACCGTAACGCCCTACATCCCTCAGCAACACCATCACCTGCGACCATCCCTCAGCGGCGGACGGCGACATCAGCCCCGCCTGCCTCAATACCTCTTTGCGGATGGTAGCCGCACTCGGGAACATCTCGGAGGTGCGGATGATTGCACCAACCGACCGTTCACAGTCGCCATACCGCAAATCCCGCAAGACCTCGTGATACATCGCCGCGGTTTCCTTGGAAACTTTCGCATAGGGGTAGGCGCTCGCCAAGATGGCGAGTATCGCCGCGGTCTCCCTTTTCTCCATCAGCCGTCCCACTCCTTTTCGTACAGCACTCGCATCACATCGTCTGGTTGCAACAAGAATCCTATGGCGGGATTGTCTGAGTGCTCCGCCAACATCTTGCCTTCCAATCGTTCGGTGTGAGCGAGAATGAAACGGCGCAACCTCGGGACGGACATGACGACGAAACTTTCGTTCAATCCGTACACATACACCCACCAATCGGCTTCGGTCACATTTATTCCGCTCGGTTTCCAAATCGGTTCACCGTTCTCGTCGGTTTTGCGTTGCGCCCACTGGTGCGTTTCCACCACCATCCGCCCGTTACGGTACCTGTCAGCCTTCACTTCCCAACGGCTCTCAAATACCATGAGCACGAAGCCTTCGGCTCGTAACCCGAACTCCAAATCGTCGGCGAAGTTGAAACGCTCGTAGCGTCGCCCGTCCTTGTCAAACCTCGGTTCGTAACCCGCCATCAGTCATCCCTCTCCGAGTCCAAGAAATCCATGATGCCACTGACCCTCCTACGGGTTCGCATCGCCTCACCGCGCAGACGGTCAAAATGGTGGCGCAACTTCTCCGTGGAACGAATGTTCATTGACCAAAACTCCGACTGTGCCGCCCAGCGGATTGCGCCCTCCAAATCCTCCGCGCTCCGACCGTCAATCCGCAACGCCCGCTCCATGCACGCGATTGCCTTGTCGTTGGTTGCAGGTCGGTCATAACCGTTTGCCTCCACGAGGTCTGCCAACAGGTTCGTCAAAGCGACGGCGTCGGACATAAAAATGGACGGTTCTCTTGTACGGTTCTTGTACGGTTCGGGGGCATCTGGTGCCCCCCGCTCGGTCGTCAGATGCCCCCCGTGAGTGTCGTCAGATGCCCCCCGCTCACCAACGAGGGGCACCTCATGCCCCCCGCCCATCATCAGGTTGTAACCCAACGGACGCTTATCGGCGCGAGTGATGTACGCCGCGACGATACGGTCGTCGCATCGCCGAATCAGCCCACGGCGTTCCAACTCGCGCAGATTGACGCGAATGGCACGCTCGGACAACATCGTGTACCTGCCGATGGTCGCCACCGCGGGGAACGCCGATGTGCCGTCAGGACGCGCATGGTTCGCCAATGCAATCATCACCAGTTTCTCGGTCGGTGATTCGCATGGAGCCTCATTCAACACCCACACGATTGCCTCTATTGACATGCAACCATCCCTCAAAACCTGAACCGTACTGCCATCAGCACGGCGTTGTCACCACATTACCTTATGACACGGTGATGCGGGGCAAGCACGGCGCCCCGCGTCACCACCAAATCAGAACGGCTCTTCGTCCGATGGGCTGAGCAACGAAACTTTCGGTTTCGCTTTCGGTGCTGGTCCGTCCGCTGGGTTGAGGATGGCGTCAATGACCGACGACGCTTCCTTGGCGGTCATCGCCCCCAATGAGTCAACCTGCTTGCCCAAGGTCTCGGTCGCCAACATGGTCGCATCGGCGTTGCGTTCGTCTGCGAGACGCTCAAGGAACTTGATTTGCTTGGGGGTCGCCAAAGAAGCGCCGCCCCCAGTGGAGGGAGGGCGAACCGAGGACGGCGCCACCTTTGACTTGGGGAAAAGCGTAGACACTTTTTCTGCGGTCATAACTCCACCTCGGTTGGTCACCTCCTCTGCTGACGCGATGTTGCGCTTGGTGTCCGCCGCGAGCGCGGCGACGATTGCGCGTCCCCACGCCGATGATTCACACACCATCAACTCCGAACCCCGCAACTGTTGCGAGACGGCAGGGAACGGCTCCCACGCCATCCCCACGCCTGCGGCTTGGTCATCGGGAGTCCTGTATGCCGCCGCAACCACCACGACGAATACCTTGTCACCGATTTCCACGATGTCGTAAGGCTTGTTCGGGTTGAGCGGACGAAGGGAACCCTGCGGATACTTGTCCCTGAAGATGGCGATTCGTTCCGCCACCGTCACATAGTCGTCTGAAATGGGCATGGTTATTTGCCTTTCTTGTTGATAATCCGCATCGTCCGATACGAGGCGGTGATTTTGGTGAACTCTTTGGCGAGGTCGGGGTGCGCTTTCTCAAACGCCTTGGCGTCAAATGCTTCCCTCCCAGCGGTTTCTTTCCACGAGACGACAGGCTCACCGTGGAACAGTCCAACGGTCGCATCCAGCATCGTCTTGGCGAGCGCGTCCTTTGCCAGTTTCTCCGCTTTCTCCGCATCGGTCTTGGTGCGACGAGCGTTCTCCAGTTCAATCACCCAGCGCATCATGTCGTCATCCAACGCGACTTCCTTGTCGGTCGCCTTGAAGTAGGTGGCAATCTGCTCGGCGTCCAGTTCGGCGATGAACTCGTCCTGTTTCTCGCCACTGTCCACCAGTTGACCGAACCGTTCGGTCTCCTCAACGATGAACTGTCTCGCATCGGGGTTGTCCTTCAACTCCACGACGACAATGTTCTGGCGTTTGTCCAACACCGCGAAGATGACGGGCACTCCGCCGAGCACCTCGGACTGTGCCCAACCCTGCACACACCAGTCTTGGGGCAAATCGTCCGAGTCCTCAATCGTGTGCGCGGTCGTGGTCTTGACCTCCACAATCATGCTCGGGTTCTCCTGCTCGTCGGCAGGCAAACCGTCCAACGAAACCATCAGGCGACCCTTGAGGTACTGCCATGCAGGCGTCACCAACTCCCTCCCGAGCACCCGACCAGCCTCGCCAAGAATCGGTGCCTCAAAGATGTTTCCTCGTCGCATCGCGGGCGTCTCTTCCTTGAGGACTGGTGGCGTCAACTTGTCAAAAAACAACTCGCCCCTTGTCCGCCACGGCGACACACCCAACAATGCTGGGACATCGGAGGCGCCGAACACACAACGCCCCTCCCATTTCCACCTGTTGTTGAGCCACGGAATCGTGCCGTGAATCGGTTTCGGAATCATCCTGTAGGTCATGCTGGTGCTCCTTCGTTGTCGTGCTCCACATTGCCGAAGGGGTGTAACACGGTTTGGTACTCGTCTTTTTTTAGGAAACGGCGGGGCGTAAAAAAGTCAATCTTTTCACGGATTTTGTACGGTTTGCGAAGCGGATAGAAAGTCACGCGAACGCTCGTCGGTACGCATTGCTCCATCCAATCCATCGCTTCCTTGCCGCCGTTGAACGGTCCGAACAGCACCAAATCTTGGTCGGGTTGCGACACATAGGCGACCATCACCGTGTTGTCGTACTCGCGAACGAACTGCTCGCGCTTGTCCAAATAATCTGACCACTCCATAAACCCTCCTCTAGTCGTTGCCTTACATCATAGGACAGTTATGGCAACAATGCAACTCCTCGGAATCACTTGCACTTGACTCATTTGGTTGTGCTCAAAGTCAATCGTCCCAGCCATCACGACAGCCTTATCGTTCGCATGAACCAAGTACCCCATCGTGTTCATCGCTATCGGCATGGTGTCATCGTCCTCACCGAACGGGAACTCAATCCACACCTGCTGATGCTCCCAAGTGTCGTACCAAACGATGATGCACGCCCTCGCCACCTTCTTGATGTCGTCGCCGACCAACGAATCAAATAGCGCTGAATACTCGTCCACGATAAACCGCCTCTCCGTTGATTATGGGAATAATCTCGTAAGTCCACCGACCGCTCGGTAACTCGGTCACGACAGCCAAACCTTGTTGCCACGACTCAAACCGTTGAATCGGCATACCGACATCATCCACGCCAGACTTCGTGGACGGCACCGCCCCATCCACCCGACACAAACAACCTGGGGAGAAAGCCACCACCTGTTCCATCGCATCAGCGACCTCGTAGGTTTCCGAGTGCACCGAAATCCTGTGGATGTGACCCTGAACGAACGACTGGCGTTCGTGCTTGGCGACCTTCGCGACATCCAACCGCTCACCGTGGATGGCGTACAAGGGCGTCTGACCACCCCCGCCCGCGGCAATCCTGTATCTGGACGCTGGATAAGCACCGAGATAAGACACCTTCAACTCGCCCAACCGCAACAGGAACGGCAAGGACAGCACAGGGAAACTGTCGGGCAGGTTGGCTTGCCTGAGTCGCATCGCCGCCATAGCGTTCCGAGCAACGGCTTTCGGCAATCGGTCGTCGTGGTTGCCGCCAAGCAACACCATCGTCGCCTCCTCGCCGACGACCGCCCGCTGTTCAGCCAAGAATCGGTGCGCCCTATCCACCGATGGTTGGGTTGTCAGAACGAACTCGGGGAGCACGAGGAACTTGGACGACCATTCGGGGAGGTCAATGAAATCGCCGAGGTTGACCACGACATCAGGTTTGATGAATCGCATCAACTGGAGTGCGACGCTCATCGCTTTCTCGTCGTGCATCGGCACCATCGCGTCATCCGACATCCGCCTGAACCCGATTTGCGGGTCAGGCAACACCACCGTCACTTTCAGGTCGGTTGTCTTTGGTTTGCTCGCTATCGGGCGGACGATGGTGGGGGCGGCTTGCTGAACTACGGGATACTGGGGCGCCTCCTCCCAAGCGGGCGAGAGCACCACGGAAGCCAAATCCACCATCTCCGCTTCGCCCTCGGTGTTCTTGAGGAACCCCTGCCATACGCTCAGTTTTTGGATTCGCCCGATGTCGTCAACATCTATCCCCGAGCGTTCCAACAGGGCGATGAGTTTCCCGAGTTTGTCTTTCTTCGTCAACTGCGATTGTGACAACTCATCCGACAAAGTCATTTCGCATCCGCCTGACCGTGCATGTACGCCATGTAGTGGCGAATCTGGTTTTTGCTGATGGGATGACCGTGTTTGGTGAGGGTTTCCGCGAGCCACCTGTACGAGTAGGTGTGGGTTGCCCGTAACGACTTGTCAGCATTTTTCTCCGCCATGCGCTCCAACACTTGCATCAGGAGGGCACGCTCCGACGACTCCAACGATTCCAAGATTTGGTGCATACGGTGGCGCATGTTCGCATGAACGAACCCGCTCAACTCGGCGCTCAACGCCGACTCAACCCTCTTTGATTGTGGCACGGCGCCTCCTCGGTAGAGGGAACTTTACACGACACCCCGAGCGTGGTCGGTGATGTGTTGGTCAACCTTGGTTTCCACCTTGTCAACCATCACCTCCACCCTGTCCACGGATTCCATCAGATTGTCCAGTTTGGTCTGCACGACCCCGTGGTCTGTCCGTTGCTCTCTGCGACCGCTGACAACCTGTTGAAGCACCACCCCGAAAGCGGCGATAACAGCCGTGATGACGGTGGCGACCCCCATGTCCATCGCATCACGCCTTGCCCGCAAGATGCGTAAAGAAAACGATGTGCCACGGCTCGCGGTCCATTTCGTGACAGAATCCGTAATCAAGTTCGTGCGCCATAAGCCAGTCAAGGATTATGCCAGAAGCGTTCGCCACATCACACGCCAAACCGAGGTTGTGCCAACTCTTCCCTGGGGTCGCCAAATCCGCCAGTTTCTCCGATTTCTTGTACCACTTCACGCCGTCCCAAGTCCGCGTGGACGCCCCGACAATCGGCTCGGTTTGATACCTTTGCCTGAAAGCCCGTGCCTGCATTTCATACGACCTGTAAGTGTCACCAGTTGAAGTCGGTTTGAGCACCACCCCGTCAGCGCGTGCGGCGAGTCGCATCGCGCCCCAAGCCTTAGCGGCTTCCAAATACAACTTGCCATACGGTTTGATTGGCGCCAAGAGTGTCTCGGGCACGAAACCGTGCCTCACCCCTTTGAGGGGCTGGGGGACGACAATCTTCCGCTTTGGCAACGCCAAGCGGGTCATCGTTACTTCGCCGAAGGTTTCTTGGTTGCCTTTGCGACCTTGACGGGTTTTGCCACTTCTTTCATGCGCCCGAACCTGTAGTCGGTGGGGTCAAGCCAAGTGATGACAAGCGGGATAATCGCCGCGACACCCGCTTTGACAATCGCATCAAAGTCGGTTTCTCCACTCAACCAGAGGGCTGTGGTCGCGGCAAGAAACACTTTCGCCCACGACTTCAGCATGTCCTGATGTTCTTTTTTCAAGGATTTCCAAGCGTTCATGGTCGTCTCCTGTGTCGGACACAACACTAAAACGCCACACCGAATCCGTGAATCAACCCCCGTTGACTACCCAAGGATGTCGTTATCCAAGATGCCTTTTGCTGGGTCATCCAGCGTCAACACCTGCTGGAGTTGTGCAAAAAAATCTTGTAACGCATTGGCGCTCAAACCGAGCAATCCGATAACAATGCCTACACCAACGAACGGCATGTTCTACCAAAGCGCCACAATGTCATCTGCGGTCGTATCGCTCGCGAAAACCACTTTCACGCGAAGCGGCAAAGTAGTACCAGTTGGCACCGCAACGAAAACGACCGTTCCGCTGTCTTGCATTGTCACCTTTACATCGCCACCAGTCCCGACATACAGTGCACGAGTAACATACGGCAGTTCGTTCGTGTTGTGCGGTGTCACCACCACGGCGTTAGTGATTGGACTGTAGTTCTCCTGCCTCTCTTTTGCAAAAATGTCCTCTGCTGGCATGATTTACTCGCTTTCTTCTTCAACTGTCGGTGCGACGAATACATCGTTCACCGCATCATAGAGCCAGCCCTTGCCGCAGTAGCCACGACCTGAACCGTCTTGGAAACACTCAACCCACAGTTCGCTGTCGCCGTAGCGTTCAGGATTAGCGACTAAGAAATCCCACGCAACGACACGAACATCGGTGACGATGCCGCTCTCAACCTTTGCGTAAGTCGGTGCGCTCATACCTTGAACCTGACCCATACTTTGCCTGCCGCACCAGCACCACCGTTAGAAGCATCGCCTGTTCCGCCACCGCCTGAGCCTGCCGTAGTTGCCGCATTACCCGTACCGCTCGTCTTGCCTGCCACACCACCCGTTCCTGCCGCACCGCCTGTGCCTGACGCACCGCCCCCACCACCTGCGGCGATGTTGTCGGTGCTTCCGCTAGTTCCCCACGACGACACATCTTGACCGTTGCCACCTGAGCCGCCTGTCGTGCCAACCGCACTTCCACCAACCGACCCATAACCGCCACCGCCACCTGCGCCAGAAGCACTAGACGAGAGACCGCCATCGTTGCCGAATGTTTCATCAACGCTTACACCGTTGTAGCCAAAAGTACTTGTTATTGAACTGCCGCCGCCTGAGCCGCCATCGCCGCCACGAATCTGATACAGACTGGTGAACTGACATCTTGCGCCGTGTCCACCACCGCAAGCCGAAATGATGTTGCCGATGTACGACGCATCACCAGCCGTAGTGCTCGCACCGCCAGCACCTACATCTACTGCGTAGGTAGCGGCATCAAGATAAATCGTTGTCGTCGCCGCATAGCCGACGAGCGCACCAGCACCACCACCGCCTGATGCTTCACCTGCCGACCCTTGACCTGCACCGCCGCCGCCGCCAACGAGCAACACATCAAACAGACCAGCCTTAGAAACAACAAGGTTGTCATCGCTACTGAAAGTCAGCACCGTGTAGTTCTGACCGCCGATAGTGCGTGACGCTGACGAGCCGCCTGTTGCTGTGCCGTAGCCCTGCACCACAATCGTGTCCGTTGTCTGCGATGACACATAGCCGAGATAAGAACGAGTCATTCCGCCACCCCACTCACGAACTGTTCACCATTCCAAATGTCACCGATACCTGCGTACTTGCCTCTGTCTTGACCTTCAATCGGATTTGAGTTGTACGAAGTCTGTACCCACTCGCCAGACAATCCGATGGATGCGATAAACGCCTTGCCTGCGGCTTCGGTTGGTGCATTGTCGTTGCCAACCACGATGACTTCACGGACTACGCCGTTCTCTATCTTTGCGAAGTGTGCCATTACGCCACCGTCAAACTTCCTGAGCCGTTGAACTGAAAGTATGAGTAGCCGCCGCCAGCATCAAGTGGTGTCGCTGATGTTGCGCCCGATGCGCTCACCGTCAAACCTGTTGCGTCTGCGGTGAGATAACGAATGACTACTTGACCGCTTCCGCCGTTGCCGCCCGTGCTAGGGTCTGGAGTACCAGTTCCACCGCCACCGCCGCCACGATTTGCTATTGCGTCAGAGCCAGAAGCGTTGCTACCACCATTCCCAGCATTCGTTCCAGCGGTTCCACCCGTACTAGAGCCGCCAGCACCACCGCCGCCAGAATACGAGATAGAAGAACCTGTGTAGTTATTCGTTGATGCCGCACCGCCAGCACCACCTGTCGTGCTAGACCCATTCCCACCGCCGCCGCCAGCACCGCCACCACCGCCAGCGTTGCTCGTGTTATTGTCGCTCGTTCCACCGTTGTTCCCTTCACCTGAAACGCCTGCGCCAGCAGAAGCATTAGCCGCAAAACCGCCACCACCGCCGCCGCCCGAACCGCCGACCTGACCCTGACCGCCACGACCGTTATCTACGCTGCTGAGACCACCACCACCACCGCCATTGGCAGAACTAATGAACGATGACGCAGTTCCGTTCAAGCCGTTCTTACGAGCCGCACCACCGCTTCCCGCCGCACCAACTTTGACCGTGTAGGTCGTCTTGCCGATTATTCCTGAGCCTGTAACGAAGCCACCAGCACCGCCGCCACCAGCCGCGGCACCGAAACCGCCACCGCCGCCGCCACCGCCACCACCGACTAGCAAGAACTCAACGCTCAGCGTCTGTGGCGAAACAGGAACGGTCTGCGTCGTCAGTGACGACACATACCCAAGTTGGCGGCGAGCCGTAGCCATCGGTTACGCCGTGATTCGGTTCACGAATCCGTGAATGGTGATGACATTCGCCGTTGCCGCAAACGCACGAATGACGAGCGCAGTGGCATTGCCTTTCAGGACAAGACCTGGAGATACCGTCACAAGTCCTGCTTCTGGCTGAACGGTGAGTTCAATCAAGTCGTCAGGTGAAGTCGTGCCACCCCACTCAATCGTCAGTTTCACCGACGATGCTGAAGTGTTCATCGCATACAGCCACACCTCATCAAAGGTCGTAGCAGTCGTATCGCCTGTGTGAATCGTCGTGCCAGCCGTAGCGGTGGCGGCAACCTTGATGCCCCGACCATCCGTGGATGACTCAAGTTTTCTCTTTGCAAATGTTGCCATTGTGAACTCCTAACTGAACACTTGAACTTCAATAATGTCTGCGCCACCCACTGCCGTTGCCGCCCAAGTGAGTCCTGTAGCCGTGGAAGTATCCACGGTAAGCACGAATCCGTTTGTGCCGAGCGAAAGAATCGTCGGCGCATTATCCGCAGTTGCGGTGAGCAGGTCGCCCTTCGCATTGAAGGTCACTGGCACGATGAAGTTCACCCATGAAGAACCTGAATAATACTGAAGGGTGTCGGAGTCCGCGAGGTAGCAAAGCATCCCTTCCGCCAAGGTCGGCTCGCCCGCACCGCCGTATGCCGCATCACGAGCCGTGCTGTTTGCATAGACGGCAACTACTTGGTCTTGGACATACTGCTGAAGATTCGCGGCGGTAACAACCTCGCCCGCTTCCCAAAGATACGCGCCTGCTCCAGCCATAGAGGCGCTATGTTACTGCATTACCGCTGGTCAACTTACCTAAAGTGGCGTCGTCCAGCGTCCACGGGAACGCGATTTCGCGGACGGCGGTACGGAAAACAATGTTGTGAGCGGTGGGGGTTATGGTGTGGCTGATGCCCTCTACCGAAAGGCTTTGGGTGATGCTCGTCGGGGTGCCGATGGCAAACGACTTCTTGACCTTGATGACCGACGACAAATCCAAGGCGATGATGAGTTCTTGGGTTGGGACGGACACCTTGGCACCAGCAAACGACACCGACACAGAATCAAATCTGTACTGGGGTTGACTGTAGAGGGGTAACAGATAGTCCGCCATGATTTGGGCGTCGGCGTCGGAGCAAAGCAAACCACTGAGATGCAAAGCCGACACTCCGTAGTCGGCTTGGCTTGCGGCATCGTTGGCGATGCCAGGATTGGTTGAGTCAATCGGGGTGCAGACGACACGGTTGTACAACTGTTCCTGTCCGTACATCACCGACAGGGTCTCGTAATCGGCGTCTCCAGTGCCGTCATCCGAGAAAAAGAACGGTGAGGTCACGATGACGGTGCCGAGACGGTTGGAGAAACGGAGCACGCCGTCTCCTTTGAGGAACAGGTAGCCCTGTTCGGTTGCCGCGATGTCTTGCATGTAGTCAAGCAAAACGGTTTGGTCGGGGATTGTTTCGGTGTCAAGCGTGATGGTTCCCGTCGCTAGGTCGGTCGCATCGGTGTAGTTGACCTCTGGTAGAGCCAACAGGGTACTGATTCTGGCACCGCCAAGTTGGGCGGTGGGGTTGAACTCCTCTATGCGGGCGTTGGCAAACAACACGAAATCGTCCGATGCTTCAATCGTGACCGTTGACCGAGAGATTGGTGTTGAGGTCGGCTGAAACTCAACATCTATGTCGGTGATGCGACCCGTGAAAAGTGGGGTGTCGCCGTAGAACACTTTGATTTGACGGCGGATGGTGACGCCAGAAGTGCCCTCGGTGGTGTTGTAGTACGGCGAGTCGGTGTTGACTGGGTCGTATTTTCTGGCTTGGTCGTAGAGCACCACACTGCATGTAGCGGCGGAAAACTCATCCAACTGGGTTTGGCGTCCGCGGGTGATGTTGATTTCTTGGACATCCTCGGTGATGTCCACGCCGACACCACTGTCATACAGGGCGCAGAGCGGGTCGTCAAGGGTGCCGTAGCCGTCAGTAGCATCCAACTCCATGCCCGCGATGAATCCGATTTCTGCGGTCACCTTGTAGGTGCCGCCCCACGGCATGAGTTTGCTCATACGGTTGTGACTGGTAGAGCGCCGTTCTTACGAGACCACCGTTTCAGTTCGTTGACAATCGCATCACCAATCGTCTTGCCGTCAGCACCCATACCCGCGTTCACCGTCAAGTTGATAACCGTGGACTCGCCCATCTTGCCCATCCGATTCAACGGGATGACCGCTTCTGGACCCGCCTCGCCGACCATGCCAAGCGTCGGTCTGGTCACGATTCCGCCTTTGGCGAGCATGGTCATCTCAGTCAGACTCCCACTGATTCCACCACCGCCGCCACCAAGTGTTGCGATGGCGTTTGCCTGTGCGATTTTCGCGGCAATCTTCGGGAACTCTTTTTCAATCTTTCTGATTCCAGCGTTTGGGTGCTCCGCCACGAACTCACTAATCCTTGAAGCAAGGGCGGTATTGCCAGCCGCCGATGCTTGAACTGCCCTTGCCGCGAGCGCTTCAATCGGTCGGACTGGCGTGGTTGCGCCACCAGTGGTTGCGCCACCAGTGGTTGCGCCACCAGTCGTACCGCCGCCGCCACCCGTGCCTGATACATCCGCGGGCTTGATTGGCAGTCCAGCCAAAGCGGCATCAAACTCACCTTTGATGCGAGCCAGAACCGCCTTCAACTGGTCAATGGTCGCATCGGCGATTTCCTCCTCCAACTTCTCAATCTTGTCCTTGATACCCTCCACAATCTTCTTCGCCAACTCAAAACCAGCCTTGTAGAAAGTGTCGTTGAGGAAGGTTCCGAGGTTTTCCGCTTGTCCTCGGAGCGACGACTCAAACTCGTTCATTTGTTTGATGGTCTCACCGCCGCCCAACTCAATCGCCGCCGCAATCTTGCTTCCCGCCTCCAAACCAGCCTCCAACACCATGCGAATGTTGTTCGGCGACAACCCCATAGCAATCAAGCGCTTCACCGTCTCCGCAAACTTGGAGGCGTCATTGGCGCGTTCAGCCAACGCCTTCATAAAGTCGGCGCCGACCTCATCACCAATCTTGAAGAACGCCTTACCCGCCGAGGCACCAGCCTTGTCCGCCAAGTCCGACAAATCCTTGAACATTTTGTTCACTTCGGGAATCGCATCGGTGGCGCCCGTCAACAACTCGGTCGCGAACTTGCCGCCAGTTTCCGCCCCCATCGCCAACAACTGGTCAACACCCTCCCTCGTCAAACCTTTGGCGACCAACTCTTGCAACTGGGATGAAAAGTTGATGGCGTTCTTGTACTGCTCGCGCAGACGGTCCATCATTGACTTCTGTTGTTTTTGTGTTTCGTTGGCTTTCGCCGTCGCATCAGCCAACTGGTTCTGCGCCTCGGTCACTTTCTCCAGTTGCTTAGCCGCCTCTTCGTAGGCTTCACGGCGGGCTTTCCTGCCCATCGTCGCCTCCGCTTTCCTGACAAGAGCGTCGTAAGCCGCCTGTTCCTCGTTGACCTTCGCCTGCGCCTCAGCCGTGTTCTCGTTCGCCTGACGGATGGCGTCCTGCATCTGTTCGTAACCCGACAGAGCGTTGCTGAACGACATCGTATCCCGCACGCTGTCCGCAACACCCTTGGAGTAGTCAGCCAAATCCTGTTTCATCTGTCTTATCGGTTCGTTCGCCTTCTCCGCGGCGGCTTCCGCTTGACTGAAAGCGTCGGTCAACGAATACGAACCGTAGATGGCGCTCTTCGCGGCGTCCGCCATGCCCTTCATCGCATCGGAGTACTCCTCCATCCGCTCCGTAGCCTTCGCGAGCGCCTTCTCCGCAACCTCCATGATTTTCTTGCGAAGTTTCTCCTTCTCCTTCTCCAACTTTGACGCCCCCTTGCTCGCCCCATCCGTTTTCGTGTTGAACTTGTCAAAAGCGTTCGCGCCAGTGATTGCCCCGTTCTTGGCGCCTTCAAGCACCTTTATCGCGCCCTGCATCCGAGTGATAAACGCCTGTGCCTTTCGGGCATCCTCATTGTCGCCACCGATTCCTTGCTTGAACAACGCCAACGCTGTCGTTGCCGTCATAATCTTTTGCTTGAAATCCTCTATGTCGGCGTCTATCTGGACGGTGATTTTGTCCAATCCCGCTAGGATGCCCAGCGAATACAGCAGGGCATCCACCTGTTGCGTCTCATAACCCGCCGCTTTGGCGCCCTCATAGAACTGTGCTACCGCCGACTTCTGATACTTCGCCACATCGGCGGTGTTCCCGCCAAGGGTGAGGATGGCGGCGGAGTTTTCCTTCAACTGATTGTAGAGCGTCATGCCCGCCTTGGCGAAGGCGTCGGTGTTGCCTGTGGTGTTTTTCAATCCCTCCGCCAACTCGGTCGTCTGCTCGCGAATCTTCTGGAACTCAGCCAGTTTCTTGTTCTTGTCGTCCTGACCGCCGTAGAACTTGTCCGCGAACGCCTCCGCTTTGACGATGTTGTCGTCGGTCGCATCACGCAATCCGTTGAGGGCGGTAACCAGAGAGAGCACCGACAGTTTTTGCTTGTCAATCGCTGGCTTCAACTTCTCTTGCGCCGCTTTTTGTGCCAAAACCTCAATGTTTAGTTTCTTGTACTTGTTGGCGAAGATGTCCATGACCATCTGCGCCTCGTCCATGTTGTCAATACCGTCAGCCAACGCCGCGTTCTTTTCCATTTCGGCGTAGGTGTAATCCTTCGCCTTTTTCCCTAACTTGTCCTGACCAGCCATCGTGTCTATCAACCCGAGTACATAGGCGCCTGGGTCGGTTTGTTTCATCAAGTCGTTGACTTGTTTGAGACTTTCAACGAACTGAAGTTGTTGGTCGTTGAAACCCGCCATGTCGCGGGTAAGTTCGTCGTTGATGAAGAATCCGCCTTGGTTTTCGGCGATAGTCAGCAAAGCCTGTAACTGGTCTGCGTTGAAGTTGAGTCCTGAAGCCTTCGCCGCCTCTATGTTGAACTTGGAGATGGCTTTCTTGCCGCCGTCAAATGCCTTGAACGCCGAGGTCGCATCGGCTCCGATGACATTGAGTGCCGTCCCTAGTTCGTCGGCGGCGTCGGAGCCAGAGGTAAGTGCGCCTTTTAGGTCACGCTGACCCTGAACGAACTCGTTGATTTCTGTTGTGTTGCCCTTCAGCGCATAGATTTGGTCTTTGACCGCCTGTGTCAAATCCCTCGTGCGTTCCGCCGTTGCTTTTGTTTCTTTGCGCCACGCCATGAAGAGTTCAATGCCCGCATAGACCGCGAGCAACGGCAACATGGAGGTCATCAGGCTGACGACCGCGGCTTTTACGGCGGTGAGACTCGCCCTCAACGCAAACAGCGCCGCTCTGAACGAACCAATCGCCGCCCCACCCTGCGAAACCGTGAGACTGTACGCCTTCTGCTCTGCGATAGCCATTTTCACCGCGACACTCATCGCCTTGAAACTTGCGACCAGAGCCATCACCCTTTGACTTCCCAAGAGTGCACCCATCACAAAGTTCTTTATCAACAACAATCCGACCACCATCAACAGGGGTTTGAGGTATGTCAAAGACGCCGCGATGACCTGCAATGCGGACGCCAAACCGCCCAAGACAGTTGTGATGACTGGACCGAACGCATCAAGCAAGCCCGTCCCCAAGTCGGTTAGTTGGGCAATCGTGTCGGCGAGCGCCTTAGCGAAAAGTATCACTGCTGGAATCATCGGTTTCAACGAGGCGACGATGTTCGTCAAAGCCTCCCGCAACTCTGGCGACATCGCCGCCAATAGGGCTATTGCGGTCAATGGACCGCTCAACTTTGTTGCGAACGCGCCAATCAACGGCAAGTTCCCAAGCAACTTCTTGCCTGCGAACGCCGCCAACCCGCCACCCACGGCGGTCACAATAGGAATGAACTTCTTGAACGACGCCGCAATCTGGTCAACGGACTGTTTGCCCAAATCCAAATCCTTGAAGAACAAGGCGCCCCTGCGAATCAAATCCGTCAACGGTTGCAACAAGTCCTTCATCGCCACACCCAAACCCTTCAGGATGTTGGCAAACGCACCGCCCTCGCGGAGGCTCTTAGAGAACGAGTTGACCAAGTCGTAGACCGCTTTTATCATCGGACCGAAACCTTGGAGCAACGCGGTACCCATCTCCAGTTTGATGTCGTTTTGCAGACGAGCGAAAGAACGCAACACTTTCCCTGGCTCGGTCATCGCCGCCTCGTACAACCCTGCGACTCGGGTACCTTCCTCCATGATGAGGTTGATGGTCGCCTGTTGGCGTTCGGTGGCGGTGAGTTCGGTGGCGTTCTTGCCGAGTTGTTTCGCGTACTTTGAGTAACCCTCGGAGGCGTAACGCGAGATACCAGCAGACTTCAACAAGATGGATGACCCTGTTTGGATGGCGCGAGTCAACAACTCCGCGGTGTCGGTGGAGTTCCTTTGGCTGATGACCGCCAAGTCTTGGGCGACGCGGGCAACACCAGCCGCTTTTGAGAGGTCAAGGTTGTTTTGCGCGAACTTCAGCGCGATGTTTTGCGCGGCATCCATCTCAATGCCGTTCTTGCGGATTGCTTTGGCGGCGTTGTTGATAGCGGTGGCGCCGATACCTGTGGACTTGCCGACCGCCTGAATCGCGACATTCAACTCCGAGACCTTCGCCGCGACTTGGAAGGATTCTTTGCCGTAACGAAGAATCGCATAGCCCGCCGTGCCTGCGGCGACGCCGAGCACGGTCAGAATCTTGGAGGTTGGTTGTAACGCCTTCTGGAAGTGCTGTAACGACGCGGTCGCCGCATGAATCGGGTCAATGAAGTCGCCTGCGTCGGCGATAAGTTTCGCCCTTACTTCAAGTTCGTCAGCCACGGCTACCTGCTAACGGCGACGCTTTGCGGCTTTCTCTGCGTCGTGCGCCTTCAACTTGTAGTACGCCGCCCACTCCACGATTTCCGCAGACGAGATGGGGGCGTGCCCGCCACTGCCGTACAACAGTTCGTGTACGGTGCGACCCAACTTCTCGGCGAGGTCGTACAAGAACCTGCGCTCGGTGTTGATTAGGAGCCTTTTCCCGCCTCATCTACCGCCTTCTCTCCGAAGCCAGACAATCGCATGGCGACTGCCACGATTTTGTCCAAGGCGGCTCCCGACTTGCCCATGACAATGTCCTTGTCTGCGCCATCAAACACTTGTTCACCCGTTTCAGGGTCATAGACACACTGGACGACGATTTCAGGCATCATCTTTCGCATGTCAATGTTGCCGTTGTTGTTGGCGGCATCCTGCGAGATAGCGGCGCGAGCCGCCCCCGACATTCCACGGATTTCAACTTCAACACCCCACTCGTCAATCTTGACGATTTCTCGTTGGGTGTCGTCTACTGCAATAATGCGGTCACGAAGGGACACGGTATTCTCCTATGTTGTTGTGGTTTTTTAGAAGGTTGTTCGGGTAATCTGCCCCGTCACTTGGAAATCCAGTGACGCGGTCACCACATCTCCGACCGAAGCCGAAACTTCGTAGGAGGTGAGGATGCACTCGCCAGTGTACTTGACTTTGCCAGCCGACGAACCCTCGGGACCGTACTCAAAGGTGAGCGTTGCCGCCTGCCCGACGACTGCCGACAGGGTGGCGTCCGCCGTGGCGTCAAACTTGCCCGAGACGCTGATGGTCGCATCGCTGAGACCAGTGATGTAGGTCTTTGCCGACCCAGCGACACCGAATGTCGTGGTCTCGGCGGTTTCCACATCGCGGGGGAAGCCGATGTCGTCCAAGTATGTTGAATAATCAACGAGCGAACCCGCGGCGTTATCCAACTTGAAAACCGCTGACTTACCGTGTACAAATGCCATGATGGTTGTTTCTCCTTAGCGTCTTGCGAACGCCATTGTGAAGGTGATTGAGCCTGTACCGCTTGCCGTTGTACTGGCTCGCAGGTATCGGTTGACGGTGGTGCCCGTTGCGACGAGGACCCGTTCCGAAGTGGTGACCGTGGTTGCGACGGTCGTGAAAGTGGCAAGGTCGGCAAAGGTCGTGTTGTCCGACGAGTGCTGAACCTTGAAAGTGGTGTTGTTGTTCATCGTGTTTGCGGTGACATGCAGTTGTGCCATACCGCCGTTTGCGGTGGAGGCGCTGTTGTCTTGGGAGGCGCCGTTGGCGCTCGCCGTGACCGCCGCGAGAGCGGTGAGAAGAATCGCATCATCGGCACCGCCGTCAGCCTGCGCGTCATACGAAACCGTGACCACATCACCCACTGGGGCTGAAACCTCATACGAAGTGGTCTTGGCGAGCATGATGTAGGCGGTGTTGCCCGCCGTGATGCCCGACTGTGCGAACAGGACGGGGGCGAGCGAGTCGGAGCCGAGCGAGGCGCTCAACGCGACATCCACCGCCAATGCGGCGCCGTCAAACATTCCAGACGCCGACACGGTCGCGTCACGCAAACCCGTGATGTAGGACTTCGCCGAGGAACCGAAAACGGTCGTCTCAGCCGTCTCAACATCCTGAGACACAGAGCCATCGTTGAGGAACGCCGTCAACGGGTGAACGCCGTGGATAATCGCCGCATTTTTGCCGTGAATGAAAGCCATTACTTGTCATCCTTTGCAATCGCATCAACGACCACTGGCTCAGGTTGTGGCTCAGGGTCTTTCGTCTTGGGGTCAACGGGTTCAATGATTGCCTGTTCCCGCAACCATTTGATTGAACGGGGAGGCAAATCCTCAACGACATCGCCGACCTCCGCACGCTTGTTGGGCGGGTAGTCAATCCCTTGTAGAACCTTGTACTTCGGCATGTCGCTCCTGAGTGTCTCGGGCGTGCTCGCATCCCCGACTCTCACCCGACCACGAGGGCACGATGGGCGATGCCGAGGTCACGAGGACACGATGACATCGCCGAGATTACAACCGACACACACCCGCTGAACCCTCAACAGGGGTCTAGTCTTTGATTCCCCAGTGCCCCAATCCGCCGTTATCCAACAAATACTTGGCGACCCGAAGGTTGCAATCCAACTCCGTCAACAGTTCAATCCCCCCGCCACAAATCTGTCTCGTCACCGTCCGCCAACTTGAGTTGATTTGCAACAACCCCGAATCAAAGGAGCCGTTCTTGTTGAGCGCCCACACCATGTTTCCGTTCGCATCCCACTTGGCGTTGACCGCTTTCCTGCGACATCGGCTTTCGCGGTAGGCGATGTAGGAGAAAGTCTCTACGGGGACGAGTCCGTAGGAGGCGAACAGTTCCTCGTATTGGGGGCACCGCCATCCGCTGGTATCGCGTCGGATGGCAACGACCGTGGTGGTGGTCGTGGTGGTCGTGGTGGTCGTGGTGGTCCGAATCGGTAGCGTAGAGGGCACCGAGACGGTAGTGCTCGTGGCGGCGGCAGGGGCGGACACCTTGGGGGGCAAAACAACCCAGTTGGCGACCATCCCGACCGCCACCCCGACCGCGACCACGCCGATGAAACGGCGTAACGACATCACCGCTTCTTCCCCACAGACATGACGGCGACAAGCCCCGCGAGAAGGGCGAATCCGACAGCGAACCAAAACTCAGTCATCTTTGGAATCTCCGATAACCCACCCGACGAATACAGCCAACCACACTGGCGAGAACACCAGCAGGAAACCGTAAGCCACCTTTAGGAATGTCATCAACCCTGTCACGAATCCTCCTCCCGTTGACAGGTTTCACCCTACCGAAATCTTGGTCGCATGGCAAGCACCCGAAAACAGGGGGGTTATGCGGCGTTGCGAGCCTTACAGCGTGGGCAAATAATGGTCCACGGACGAGTCACCGACACCGCCAACATCTTCTTGCACCGCCAACAGCGAGGCGCCTCATCCGTTTTCTGCGCCCGCCCATACGGGTCGGGGGCTTTCTCGCTCACGGCAACCACACCGTAAAGTCACAACCAACCAGCGCCCTGTCATCTTGGTCGCGTTGCAAAGGATACAACTCCGAGGTGGACAGAACGCAAAGGATTGCCACACCCGACAGCGTCGTGTTGCGGATTGCGCCGAGCACATCGCGCACATCCTCGGCTTTCGTTCTCGCCGTGGGATAATCGTTGCGAGCCGCCCTGCAATACACCCGAATCCGCTGGTGGTCAATCGCCTTCACACCATCGCCGAAGGTGTAGTCGGGACCGACGCCAGAGTCCTCGTACAGCGTGACACACGCATCGGGGTCAGACGGCATACGCGCAAGGAAGATGTTGGTTGCCAAGGTGCCTTCCCCTTGTGTTTGGAGGTAAGTGCCCAACGCATCAAGAATCGCCATCAGTCGCTCTCCTCGTTCTCGCTGTAGTCAGAATCCAGCCACGGTGGGACGGCACCGCTACGGCGCAGAATGTGCCCGACGAGCAACTTGATGCGTTGCCCAAGACGGTCGCGAGCATCCGCAACAGGGTCCTCAAGATACTTCGCTTTCCGTCCTGGGGCGTGGCGGAACTTCAGATTTTCGTGCTGTACCCATGCGTAATCAACGGCGCCCCCACCGTAGGAAATCTCCACCGCCGCTTTCTTCCCAACCTGATACGGCTCATGCACCATCCCCGAACCCGAGAGGACTCCGTACCTGAACGGCACCTGTCGTTTGGACTCCGCGAGAATCACTTGGGCTTCCGCATACAGGGCTTCCTTGGTCGCATCAAGCACCTTCTTGTCCCCCGCGTGGAGGATTGCCGCAACATCGCGCAATCCCGTCACCTCAATGTGCATCAACTTTTTGCTCACGAGTATGTGACCGTTGTGTGGTGGGTTCCAGTGTCATCATTGTGTACCTGCACCGTCAGTATCAACGGAATCGTGTTGTCAGGTAACAAGATTTTGGAATCGGTGGTAATCGTCGGCGTACCGTAGAAAATGATGGTGCCTCGGCTGACAACGGTGCGATTGTCCATCGTTTTGACGACATCATCCGATGGTTGGATGCGGCACTTCACCGCCGTACCCGAATCAGAAAACGAAAGTTTGCCGTAGGCGTCAGTGGCGGTCTTGCCAAAAATCGTGACCGTAGACGGCATCAAATCCAAAAATGCGGCTTCTATTGTCACGGCTCATCCCGTCAACGGACTAAGCGGAGGCGTCGTTGTTGAGGCACCAAGGTTCTCATCCATCCCAACATAGAAATCAAACTCGCCGTCAAAAGTGTCGGTGTCAAAGTTGACCGATGGTGGCGCCGCACGAACAGCCAACACCCGCAACGATGCCGCACGCTCCATAAAAGTTTTCGCCTGCGCCCCGTACTGACTGGAGATAGACAAATCCCCGACCGAACGCGAAAGGTCAGCCTTTGCGGAGTACTTGCCACTAATCGCATCGCACGCGAACGCCGCCGACAGGTAGCAGTCCGAGTTCCACTCCGTCAACAAGAAGGCAATCTCCTCGTTGGAAACCTGCTGATTGTTCGTATCGGTGTCGCCACACAGGAAACGAACTTTGTCGTTGGACGAGTTGGAGGGATTACCAGAGTACGACCAAGTCACGGCTTACTCCTCGGCATCGTTGCGCTTGCGGCTCTTGCGAGTCTTGCGCGTATTGTCCTCCTCCACAACGACAACCTCTGCCTGCTCGGCGACGCGCTCAGCGACGGGTCGCGGTGACGGAACGGTCGCATCAACCACCTCAACCAGATAACGCCCACTGATGAGCGAACGAAGATTGCGCCAGTTTGCGGCATCCACCAACGACCCAGTTGCAATCACCGTGCCGTCACCCTTCGGGATTGGCTTGGTCACTCTGTATGCCATGTTTCCTCCGTTTTCAGGGACACAACGGTCACTTGAACCGAGGTGCTTTTATCTGAGTCTCCTACTAGGCAACGCAGTTGCTGAAGAAGTAGCCGAGGTCCGCGCCGATGACTTTCATGTCAAACGAGATTTCGGCTTCAATGCGGTCAGCCTTGAACTGCTCCATGCGGATGCGGCTGGTGCCGACAGTGGCGCCGAGACCTTGCGACACGCCAGTCCACGACATCACATAGCCGCCCGAGGGCTGGAGAAGCCCAGCCGAGGGAGCCGAGTAGGTCAGGAGGGCGTTCTTGCCGTGGGTGAAGTCGTAGGCTTGGGTGCCACCTTCGTTGTTCGTCGCCTTGACAGCCTTCGCCACCATGACACGCGGGATGTCAAACAGGCTCGCCATCAACTCTGCGGTCAATGTCTGCGCCGATGTGTACTTGATGCGGTCCACCAAGTCGGGGTGATTCTTCAGTTGACGGAATACCTCGTAGCCGAGGACGAGAGTGTTCGGCTCGTAGCCCGTGGTTGAGAGGATTTCCGCCTTGCCCTCCTCAACATCGTTGAGCGGGTCGGAGTTGGTGTAGTCACTCCAAAGGTTGGTGGGTGTGTCATCCGTAGCCCAAACGCCCGTTGTGAAGAACGAGGAGACAAACTGCGTCTCCATCTTCAACATGAGGCGCCCAGTGACGAACTCTGCGGCTTCGCGGTCAACCTGAATCGGTGCGTCCGCGTTGGCGCGAGTCTGGTCGCCGATGTCCTTGTGGAAGGCGAACACATCACACTGGTACGAATCGGTTGACAGCCCGTAGCCGCCGCCCGCCGACTCGGTCGCATCGGCGCGACGCTGTGCCTCGTCGCGGAACCAGTCATTCTTCGTGTAGGTGAAGAACTTGTCGGATTGCTTGGAGACGGGAACAATCGGGAACACGCGGCTCGCGATGAAGTTCTCTTGCATCTGCATGTAGGCGACGCTGATGTTCGTCAGAATCGCATCAACATGGACTTGTGAGGATGTTGGCTGTGGCATGGTTGTTCTCCTGTTGTGAGATTTCTAGTTAGGCGGCTCGGTGCGGGTTGGCGCAGTTGACGACTGCCGTGAGCACTTCGTTGTCTGCACCAGCCGCGAGGATTACGGTTCCGACCACGAAGTTCGTGGTGTCGGTTCCTGGGGTCTTTGCGCCAGCCTTGCCCGCGGCGGTCGTGCCGATGAGGGTTCCCTCATCCAACGAAGCCGAGGCAATGACCTTGGTGCCACCAACGACCACGATTGCCGCTTCTTCGCCGCTCTCGGGATTGTTCTGGAGGACTCCAATCGGCTTGTCTGTCAGTGCTGAGCAGAGCACCGCCTGCCCCGATGAGTTGACCTTGACGAAGAAATACTGCTTCGCCGACAGGTCCGCTCCCGCTGGGAGTGTGATTCGTAGGGCGTAGCCCGCTACTTCGTATGCCATGAGTGTGCTCCTTGGTTATTGCTCGTTGCGGTAAGCCGCATAGAGGTCTGGATTCTTGTGGATGATTCCCGCAACCGCCTGTTCAACGGTGGCGAACTCGCCCGCCGTGTGGGCGGCTTTGGCAAGTGCCTGCACCTTCGCGTAGGCACTGCCCTCGTCGGGGCGACTACCGCGACCGATTTCGGTAAAGATTGCGGCGCTTTCGGCTTGCGCGTTGACAGCCTCCAGAACCTTCTCCACCTGCTCGGCGAGCGTGGCGTCGGTGTCGGTCAGGCGACGGAGCGCGGGACCGAACTCTTGGGCATTGACGGTCAGGTGCGACCAGCCTGCGGCTTTCTTGACGAACTCTTCGTCGCGACGGGAATCGCGTTCCTTGCGGAGTTCCTCGGTTGCCTTTGCGGCGGCATCTTCTGCCTTCTTCAACATCTCGCGGACAGGCTCGGGGAGCGACTTGACGAGAGCCTTGTAGGTCATTTCCTCGTCCTCTTCCTCTTCCTCTTCCTCCTCCTCTTTGGCGGCATCCATCTTCTCTTGGATGAAGTCGGGCATCTTCTTCTTCGCCTTTTCCGTCTGCTCGGTCATTTCGGCGACGAGTTTCTCGGAAGCCGCAAGCGACTTCTCCAACTCAACGATGCGGTCAATGTACGCCTCTTCCAGCGTTGGCTCCATCTCTTGGGCTGTGGTCTCGGTGTTCTCTGACACGGTTGCCTCCGTTGTGGTTCCTGCGTTCTTCATTACTATCCATCCTTCGTCAAGATGGGCGGGGTGGTCTACACCGCTCGTCTCAAGAACTTTCAGTGCCACCATTTTTCGCTGTTTCTTGCTCAACTGGTTGCTCCGAATCTGGACAGATGTGAGTGTAGAACAGCAGTCGCATCAGCCGTACCGTCAAGGGCGGTTTAGTAGTGGCTGGATTTGGAACGCCTCACCAACCCGTCACCATACGCCTCCGCAATCTCCACCAAATCATCCACGAGAGACAACCGCTCATCGTCATCCTCCACACCTTCGCATCGCTCCAAGATGGCTTGGCGCAACAACAAACCGTAAGACACCGAACTCGTCATGCTCAACAAATCCTTGGCTTCCTCATTCTCGGTCATCTGTTCCATGACCACCATCGCCCGATTGAACCGTTGCTCACTGCGATGACGCAAATACAACAACACCCCGAGCACGACGAACACCGTCAACACCGAGACGGTTGAACCAAGCACGAAGTACAGCCCGCTGGACATGCGAGCGATGATACAGCAGGCGCTAAGCCCGCACCTTCTTTACGCGCCTTTGGGTTGCCATCTTCCCACGCTCCGCAACCGCCCGCGCCTCGTCCGCGTGCCCGCGAACCTCATACTTACCGTGCCCTGTCTTGCGGAACAGATGCGGGTTCTCTCGGAAGAACCTGCTCACCGTTGAGGTCGGCAGGGTGAACTGTTCGGCGAGCATCGCCACCGTCACCTCTTTGGCGAAGTGCTCTTCTTGCTTCGCATAGAACAGCAGTTGGTCGGTGCCCTCAAAGGGGACGACCGAGACATGCTCGGGCAGGGCGTTGCGTCCGCTGGAGTATCCAGTCTCGCCGCCGACGATGTGATACGAACCGTCGCGGTTGACGCCCAAGAACACGAATCTGCCTTTCGGTTCCTTGCTCCAGTAGACGGTGTCTCCTCGGTTGAATGTCATGTGGTCTCCTTCCTCCACAATCACAGTCTAGCGGATGCCTGTACCACAAAACGGTCAACAGCACCGAAAACGGCGCTTAGCAAAAATAAAACCCTTGCCACGCTTGGCTCAAAACTTTTACAAAAAATAAGTTGCGACGATTTTACGAAGAGAGATACCCTGGCGAAGTTTCGTCCTCAAACTCCTCCATTGCCTGCACATTAGCCCTCGCGCTCGCGACACGCGCCTGCAAGATTGCCCGCGTCTCCGTGTTGTTCCTACTAAGCGGACCGCCACCGAAAATCTGACGCGAGCGTATTTTTCCGCTCTCAAACCCCTCAAGCACATCCTCTTCTGTTTTTAGTTTTTCGCGTAAAGCCTTCAAGTCAGAACCGCGGAAACGAGCCACACCATCATCACCGCGTTTCATTTCAGCCTTGCTCGTCTCAACATTCAACTTGTAGGTTGGCGTGTCCTTCAGACCGCGCAACGCGCCTGCTTCCCTTTCACGCTTCTGGTCTCTTTCCGCCAGTATCGCCCGCACATTTGCCTCAATCCGAGCCTGTTGTTCTGGAGTGCGTTCTGGTAACTTGGGAAGATTGGCGAATGTCGCATCGGAAACGACTGTGGTGACGCCAGGATACTTGGCTCGGTCCTTGAACTCTTGTGCAATCGCCCGACGCTCTTCACTTGTCCGAGCGGCACTCATCCTGTCCGCATACTCCTTTTGGTCAGCGGCAGACAAGTCATCTATGTCTTTGCCGCGCTTACGCGGCTCACCAAAACGGTTCAGCCCACGCTCTTCCTGTATTCTCGCCATGTTTTCTTTATTTTTCTTCCGATTTGACCGTGCGGCTTGGCTTCGGCGTTGTTCCATTGTTGGACGCTTACTGCTCTGCGGATTGGTGCCACCTTTCTGATGCCCTTTCCAACGCTGTTCCGCCGCGTACCTGCCTGCCGCGCTACGGTCGCCACCAAAAGAGGCTTTGCTCATCGCATCGGTCAACAAGACGCCCGTGTATCCGCCGACCTCGCGCACGCCACCAGCCTTGTCCACCTCCTGCTCAACCAACTTCCACTGGTCATCGGGGATGTGGCTCAACAACCGTTCCCGAATCTGAGCAAGGAGCATCTCGTCAGCCAAACGCATCAGACCATTATCCTTTCTTCCTCTTGATACCCATTTCGTCACTGTAGTCAAGTGCGGCTTCCAGCACCTCCATGATGGGCATGT